GCGAGGACGCTGCGTTGTCAGCCACATTCGCGAACGCGACGGCCTGCAGTATCAGCTTCAGCAGATTGTTCGCGAAAGCGCTATTCATCCCCGCCATATCATTTCCTCTGCGTTAGAGCGTCACTCCGGGAGCCGGGTCGATCGCCCGGTACAGGAACGACTCGGTGGGAAGGTCGTCGAACACCACGACGTTCTTGCCCTGATCGTCCTTCTCCTTGCGGAACTTGCGCTCGATGTTGTTCTTCATCTGCTCGACGCAATACCACGGCACGATGACCTGTTTGCCGCGCTTGATCCAGCGGATTTCCTCGTTGACGGTGATGAGGTACGGGTCCGGTGCGCCTTCGCGCCGCGCGACCGTGAGCTCCGCCATCAGCATCTTGCCTTCGGTGTTGACCTTGTCCAGCTTGCCGTTGTTGACGGGGCCGTCGTCCTTGGCGTCGATCGTTGCCTTCATCGTCTTCGCGACTGCCGAAGCGATCTCGTCGACTTGCTTCTTCTGCTCGTTCTTGGATGACACAGTGCTCTCCTGTTCTTCGCCGTCGATCCCCAGTCGGATGACCGGGCCGTCGCAGCATCAAGCAGGCCGGGCCCGGAGGCCCGACCTTTCCATCTACAACTTTTCGCTTACGGGTTGCTAGACGGCAGCGCGCCCGAAAGGTTCTTCACCGTCAGCGTGACGCCGGCGGCCGCGAACGAGGTCGTGGCCGGGATGAACGGGTTGGTCGCGTTGACGCACTTCAGGATCGCGATGGGGCAGTACGTCCCACCGACCGCGATGTCAGGCACGTCACCCGTTCCGAGGATGTTCTTGAAGGCCGTGAAGGTCTGGCCCGCGTACGTTCCTTGGATCGTGTAATAGTTGCCCGAGATGTCGAGGACGATGACGAAGTAGCAGGTCTTGCCCGCCGGCAGCGTGTAGAACCCGTTCGTACCGGTGATCGGGTACTGGAGGGCCGGCAACGCGGTCAGGGGCTCGACCGTCACGTCGGCCTTGGCAGCCGGAATGACGCCGTCGATGGAATAGATGATCCCGCCGGCAGGAGCCGAGGTCGCGGCAAACGTCGCTGCAACCGAGGTGACCGTGGCGTTCTTGAAGGTCCGCGTGCCGAGGAGTTCCCGGAGGTTGCGGTTGCTGACATCGGAAAGTTTGGACATGATGCAAGTGCTCCATGTGACGAGCAGCCGTTTAGCGGCTCGGAGTACTCCCCCGGGGAGGATTCCCCGGGGGGTTGTTCAGTTGCGGTTGCTTACAGCGCGGTCGCCAGAACTTCGAGGCGATACATCCAGTTCTCGTTCAGGCGGACGGCCGTGAACCAGTACTTCGCGCCAACCACGTCGCGCTGGTTCAGCGGGTCGGACTTGTCGCCGCCGGTCCAGACGAACATCTCGACCGCCTTCGAGCCCTTGAGGGGCACTTGGGCGTACGCGCCGCGACCGATGATGACCACCGGGTACACGTCGTTCTTCGTCACGCCGACGAACACGGTGTTCAGTGCGGTCGTCGCGTCGAGGAACGGTTCGGCGTTGACCGTCAGCACGAAGCGGACGTTTTCGACAGAGCCCAGTTCGTAGGCGCACAGCGGCTTGCGGCTGCCGTACTTCGCGACCGGGATGAAGCCGGCCAGAGCGCGGATGTCGTGCTCCAGATCGGTGTGGGCGAAGGCGATGTAGCCCGCTTCCACGTTGCGCGTGTCGTAGTTCACCGAGGAACCGATGATTTCCGTCACGAACTTGGCGCGCTGCGAGTTCAGCACCCGGACTGCGGCGTGAATCTTGTTCACCGTGATGGCGCCGACGGCGGTACCGCCCGACAGACCCAGACGGGTCGTGCCGTACGAGTAGCCCACCTGCGAGCCAGCCTTGAGGACGCCCCAGATCACGCCTTCGGTCGTCTCGGTCGCCTGCTCACCGAGGCTCTTGGAGGCTTCCTGAATGACCGGGTCTTCCGACAGTTCGCGCACGCGATCCGTGCATTCGGCCACGTCGCCCCACTCTTGCATGGTGGCGGACACGTCCTCGAACTGCATCTGACGCGCGGTCGGCGTCACGCCTTCGGCCAGTTCGACCGTCAGGCGGGGGAACGGAACGCTCCGGCGCCACTTGATCGTTTCGGCCTTGTTCTTCGGCATCGGCTTCGTGTCGCCGAACTTCGAGAACACCTCTTGCGGCTCCGCGTGCTCCAGAAATACGGTCGCCGCGTAGACGTTGGTGCGTTGTGCCACATTGGCAAAGTTGTTACCGGGCATGATTGGTCCTTAGCTGTTGCGGGCCTTCATCCGGTTGTTGGACTTTTTCGCGTAGAACGCGAAGAGTTGGTCCGGGTCGGTGAGGTCCACGTTGTCGTTTGGGCTTGAGGCCCTCTGTGTTGGTGCCCGCGCTCCTTCCGCCTGAGCCCCGCGCCGTGCGGCGAGCGCGTTGGCGCTGGCCTGTGCTGCAGGGTCAATCTTGGGTGCTGCGGTACTGGACTGGTGGGCGCGGTACAGATCGAAGAGAGCCACGGCGTCCGCGACATCGTCGCTAGAGGCCAGCTTCTCGTACGTCGAACTCGACGCTCGCCATTCCTTAAATTCGGGTGTTGATCCCGTCTTGCGCCAGCCCGGGTGAATCGTTTCGACTGCCTCCCAAGCGTCGGTCAGGAAGCGTTGCCGCTTCTCGTTCTCGACGAACTCGACTAGGCTCTTGGTCTCGTTCAGGCTTGACGCGTGCCGGGACTCGATCGCCTTGGCGATGTCGGGGTAGTCTTCCTGAAACTGCGTCCACTCGGCCGATTGCTCCACCGCTGCTTTGGCGGCAACCTCGACCGGGCGCTTACCCGCGGCTTCTTCGTACTTCCGTTGGTAGGCCGACATGCGGCCCGCCATGCTGCGATTGTCGAGCTCCAGCTTCGCGGCCTTCGCCTCGGCAGCGGATGCAGCATCGAGGCGGGATTTCACCGCGTCGCGCTGGGCCTCTGGGATCGAGGCGAGCCAATCGTAGTTGGGCTCGACTTTGGCCGGTGCTTTGGCCGGTTCTTTTTCGACTGGGGCGGGCTCTTCCGCGTCCGGTTCTCTGTCCGGTTGCGGGACCTCGTTCCCACTCTTCTCGGCCTCGCGCTTGGCGACGGCCGCATTGAACTCCGTATCGTAGTCCTGTTCCTCGACCAGTGCATCGGTGCTCGGGGTCAGTGCTTCCGGGGCCTCTACTGCAGGTTCGAGAACTTCGACTTCGTCGGTCATGCGCCCCTCCTTGGGGTTGTTGAGTACGATGGAGCCGCCACCCTTGGTGCCGGCTTACTCTGCAGGCGCTTGATCTCGGCGATGCCGCCGCGAACAACCTGCGTATCTCTCTCGCTCAGGGAGACGTCCTCCAGCTTGGAGCGAAGCTCCGACAGCCTGAAGTCCAGCAGGCGCCCTATCTTGGCGCCTTCCTGAGTCGTGTAGTCAATTGCGTCGAATGCGCTCAAATCCCTGTTCCTTGGATCGACTTGACCCTGATTTCTTCGTTGAACCGCTTGTTGGCGGCGTCCGTCGTGATCTTCACCGAGGCAAGCTTGACCTGCGCCTGCCCTAGGCTGATGCCTTCCTTGCTCGCGAGGTTCGCAACCGCGATCCTCTCGTGGCTGTCGGTGTCATGGATTCGGGCGTCTGTCGCTCGGTTCATGGCGTCGATCTTGGCCTGCGCGAGTGGATCGGGAGGTGCCGCGGGCGCCGCGCCCTGCCCACCCTGCTCCGCCGCCTGCGCCGCCGCCGCCGCCTCCTGCTGCGCCTTCAGGTTCTTGTCGATCTCGTCGTCCGTCAGCATGATGTCGTCGATTCGCTTCGCCTTCATGCCCTGCCGGAGAAGCTTTTTCATGTCGATGTAGGGCTGCCACGTCGGCTGCATCGCCAACTGCATCGCGCCGTCGAGCGCCTGCCCCTGCTGCTCCTTGTCCAGAAGGGTGGACGAGCCACGGGCGATCGCCCGGAAGTCGCCCTTGATGTCGCTCCTCGGGTTGAACTGCATGTTCCACTCGTAGAACCTTCCGATCATGGGCTCGGTGATGAAGTCGTCGTAGAACTTGACAGTGCGCCGAAGCACCACCGTGCTCGCGTTGTACAGGAGCGACATGCCCTGCGCGGTCTGGGTGATGTGGGGCGCTTGGTCACCCTGCATGAGCAATGGTAGCTGGGTCACGTCATCAGCGAAACGAATGGCAAGTTGGAGGATGTTGTCGAGCTCGGCTTGGTGGCTGTCGACGCTGAACTGCCCGAAGACGTCGCTGATCCTCTGGACGTCGTCGGACACGTACCACAATTTCTTCGGCTTCATGTGATAGTCGCCGTCGGCCGGGGTCACCGCGCTGTAGCGAATGACGGTCTGCGGGCACACTGAGAGCCCGGCGTTGTCGTGCTTCATCCGCCAAGCGCCGTTGACCGACTCCTGCTCACCCCGCATCAAGCGCGGGATGCCGGAGCCAAACGGGCTCGACTCGTCTTTGTCGCAGTAGCAGACGGAGAATGGCAGGTCTCCGCTGTCGAGGGGATTCAGGTCAACCTTCAGGACCTCCGTGCCCACGAACCAGACGGAGCCTCGGACAGCGCCCTCGATCCCCATCTCGTCGGGGTCCATACCGACGGCCCGAAGATCGTCCTCGGATAGCTCGCCGTGGAACCTCAGCAGGCGGTAGCGCTCGTCGAGGTGGGTGTTGGTCTCGCTCAGGTTCTTCAGTTCGACCATCCACCGCAGGGCGTTGATCGAGAATGTATTGCTCCCGTCGAGCACGCGCTTGGCGGCCTCGGGCATGAAGTTGTAGCGCTTGGCGTACTTCTTGAACTCGCCAGCGTTCACGAGGTACTGGACGAAGGCGAACTCCCAGCCGTCGGGGCGGGGGCTGCTCATGTCCGGGTAGAAGTTCCAGCAGTCGACCCATTGCGCGCCCGGCCTCTTGCCGGTGTTGGGCACAAGCTTGCGCTGGTAGTCGAGGTGCTTGGGGTCCTCGGGGGTGGGCGCCGGGGTTGCCGCCCAAGTCACCCGCCACTCGTCGAGAATGACGGGGCCCATGATGACCCCTGTGCCCAGCTTGGACATCTGCTCGATCGCCTGACGCTGCACGCCGTTGTATTTCGTCTCGGCAAGCTGGTCGTCGATCTCGTCTTCCATCGCCTCGCAGCGCGCGGCGGCTTCGTCCTTGACGCCCTGAATCAGGTCTTTCTCTTGGACCTGCTCCCCGCTCTCGGCGGTCAGTGGCACGGGCTGCCCGGTCGCCGGGTCGACGGTCTCGACAGGCTTCTCGCTGGAGCCATCGAACCCAGCGATCTCGGGTACCGGCGTCGGCTGAAGCCCCCAATTCTTCTCGTCGGTGGGCAGCACCATGTCCATGACACGCGCGCTGAAGGCGTGGGTCTTGGGCTTCGTGATGTTCAGGAAGAGGCTGCACGACTCGCTGTCGCGCAGTGCGGCGTCGGTCGCCGGGTCGTACTTGCCGTGGTACTGGCGAAGGTCCTCCAGCCAGCGGTCCTCGACGTAGATGCGTTTGCGCTCGCAGTCCCTGAACTTGGCGTCCAGAGTCTGCCCCAGCGACTGAAGCTGGGCCTCGCGCTCCTTGGTCTCGTCTTCCTCGCTCTCGGTCTCGGCGTCCTCGGCGGCCAGTAACTCGCTCTCGGGGGGCCCGAACTCCGGCATTTCGTCGTCGTCAGGCAGGAACGGGTCTTGCTGGGTTTCAGGGACTTTGGGCATGGGGGTCTCAGTAGCCTACGGACTTCTGCGCTGGACGGGTCATCGTAACGGGACGCGTGAACCTAGAGTTTTGCACAGCGCCGGGTGCAGTGAAGGACCCGGCGTTGGCCTGCGCCGTGTATCCCTGCGACCACTGGCGGAACGCGTCGGCATAGTTGCTCGACCAATCGTGGACCGGCTGCGACTGGTAGCACTTGCGGGCCTCGTCCCACTTCTTCCGGTAGCTGACCATCGCGCTCACCAGCCCTGCGGCGTTCTCGTCGTCGAACCAGCAGTTGTCGATCCTCATCCGGGTGCCGCTGATGGCGGTCCAGAGGTCGGGTGTGCGCGGCACGAGCACGAGGGAGCTCGCCGGCACGCCCAGCCCCACAAGCTGGTTCCACACGTTCTCGCCCAGCGGGTTCGACTTCGAGGCTAGAGTCACGTTCTTCGCGTCGTGCGGCAGGAAGTGCCGGCCGAACAGGTACCCCGTGTCGCGGAGGTGGGTGACGAAGTGCGCGGTGTCCCTTCCGCTGTCCTCATATGACCGAATAAAGTGATGTTTTCCACCCCCTACGTCCTGATGGTAGACGATCGCTGTCGTGTCGCTGTGCCCGATGTCCCAGAAGGTGTTGACCGGGTAGCGGCGGTCGAGCGCCAGCTTCGTGATCCGGCCCTGCTTGCGGGCAGTGTTCATTGCCTCGCCGTAGATCGAGCCCTGCTTGACGCCCTCGAAGCTGCACCAGTACTCCTGCTGCAGCATGTCGTCGTCCATCCCCTCGTCGCGCTCGGCCTGAATCATCTCGGGGGTAATGATGAGGGTGTCGTCGATCGTCAGCATCTCGGCGAACCAGTCGGGGTTCTTGCGGGCCATCTCGAAGAGCGTGTACCCGTGGTTCTTGCCGCGGGGCGTGTAGAGGTACATCTCCCAGCCGCCGTTCTCCAGCAGGATCGGCCGCAGGTAGTCGCGCGCCGCCGGGTTGGCGATCGAGTACTCGCTGTTGACCACGCCGATCGGGTTCGAGCCCACGAGGCTGTTGTAGCTGTCGGAGCCCACGACCTGCCAAGCGCTCCCGCACTTGAGGTCGATCCGCATTTCCTGATCGCTCACCCCTGCCCGGATGTCGAACGGGAAGACTTGGTCGATGATGCGCCGGCCGTCCTTGTCCATGCCATCCCAGATAGCCTTGCGCGCCTGCTCCTTCTCGGGGAGCATGTGCCAGTAGGTGCCGATCCGCTGGTGGGCCTTGGCGCAGGTGGCGTTCAGCGCGACCGAGTCCTTGCCGGCACGTCGGTGCCAAACCGCGACCCCGTGCTTGAACCCGGGCTCCTGAGTGGCCCGCCAGAAGCGAAGCTGGTGCTTCCTCGGCGCCCAATCGTTGGGCACCTTCACCCGGATGTAGCCCTCTGGCGTGGCGCTCATCCCTTCCTCCGCAGCCAAGCGTGGTTGAGGTACCCGAAGTCGCGGGGCTCGGTCACGAGCGCACGCTCACCGCATACCCCGCAGGTGTCCTCGTGCCACGTCGAGACCCGCTGCTCCTTGTGGCCGAACATCTGGCCGCAGAGCCAGCAGACCCAATCAGGCTGTTCGCTGGCGATCATCCGTGGTACCAGTAGAACTGGAGGGGGCCGATACGCGCCACGCTCGTCTTGTAAGCTGGATGGCGCCAGATAAAACACAGGTCCCACCGCTCGAACACCAACACCCCGGCGCGGCCAAGCTTGTAGTGCGGGATGTGCCCGGCGATCAAAGGTACTGCACCTTGCCACCGCAGAAGAGGCAGGCGCCCCCGCTGCTGTAGCGCTTAGCCTTGCAGGACGTGCAGAAGCCCAGACCGTTGGCAGGCGTCTGGACCTTGGACTGCTCTTGAGAGCCCTTTATCGGTGGTTTCTTGCTCTTGAACGCCATCAGACCCCACCCAGCCCGCAGCGCGCGCGGCCGGTCGAGACCAGCCACCAGACGCGGCCCATGATCCACGCGGCCACTATGGCGCCCAACAGTACGATCGGGTCAAACATGCCCACCTCCAAGTCGTTGATTCATATAGAGCGTGTTGCGCTCTCCCCCACTTTGCTTGGTGCCGGCCCGGTGTCGAGCGGCACCATTCCCCACTTCGGGGTCAGTATTTGGCAATTTCGACGATCACATTCCCACGTATGCGGTTGTCCACGTTCGCCAGCTTCGGGTGCTCGTAGGGCGCGGCCTTGACCGCCATGTCGCACGCCTGCTCCAAAGCCATGTCGGCGGCCAGCTTTAGCGTGCCGGCGCGCTCCATCAGGCCCGTGTGCCGCGGGTGCCCCGTGCCCACCTCCTCCGCCTCGCCCTTGACGCGCTGCGCCTCGTCGAGCAGCCGGAAGTAGGCGTCCCAAGCCTCGCGCATCGTATGCAGCAGCAAGTCCTTGGGAGATATACCCTTTTTGGCCGAAACGTGGACCACCACAGGCTTGGCCTTGGCGACCACGGCAGGAGCGCGGGCAACGATCATGTCGGTGCCAGCGGCGATCTTCGCCAGCGTCCGCCTATCCTTGGACCCCGGCTTGCGACCCGCCCCCACTCGGGGACCGCCGCGCTTTGATTTGGGTTTGATTTCGGGCATATAACTCGATTGATTGAAAACCTGTAACTGACCCGCGGTCAGTTATAAGCGCAGCCCCAGCGGGTCGCCACTACAGTCCGGGGCCTTTGGGTCGACCCGATCCAGCCAGCGCTCAAATGCGGCGATCGGGTAGCTCTTCACGGCCTCGTTCTGGCTGTTGACGCAGAGCAACTCCCCACCTTGGTTCATTGGGAGGATTTTAGCCTGCTGCGCGAGCGGGTGAAGGGTGGGCGTGGCGCATTGGCAATGTTCACTTTGAGCGCGCTGATAGCCCAGCGCACTGCCTCGCGGAACATGGGATCGTCGACGCCAGTAGGGATGTCGGAGAGGAATACGCTCTCCCCTGCGATGGTGCGGAAGAGGTTGTCGCCATCGTCAATCGCCTTCAGGTCTATGCGGAAGATCATCTTGCCCTCGTCAGATTAGGTCGCAAGGAAACTCGCTGCTCGTGGCGCACGGGGGTACCGGGAAGATTCGGTAGCTGATGACCGTCGGGTCCCTGCTCCACTGGACCCCTATCGTCCAGCCTTGGCTCGGGTAGAGCCCCTTGAGCACCATGTCGAGAGCCAGAGTCTCCATGTCGGCGCATAGCGTCTCGACCACCCTACGGGTAAGCGTGTCGAACACGCTGGGCTCCAGCGGTGGCACCGTGCCGTCGCTCACGCCGGCTCCTTGGCTTCGTCCATCCTGCGCTGGGTCTCCACCCTCGCGTGGCGAGCGGACTCCGCGGCGATGTCCTTGACGATCTCCAGCCACTCCTCCTCGGTCACCACGTAGTCGCAGGCGGTATGGAAGTTCCCGTCCCTGCCCCTGCCCGGTGGGCGGGAATGAATCACGACCATTCCGCCAACCAACCTGCGCGCGGCCAACTCGACCGGATCGCTACCCGCCCCACGATAGTTGAAGATCATTTCGCTCGCTCCAAGAACGCGCGGGCGACTTGCCATGCTGCAAACCATCGAACTGGAAGCTCTGCGCCGGTCAGCGCACAATCGCTACACGCCACCAACTCCGCGAGTACACTCGTCGCTTCCGCAAGGCGGGCCTCGG